CCACATATTTTTTCGGAATCATTGAAGATTTTATCATCATTTACTCTCTCATCAAGAATATTCCCATATTTTTCTCTAATATCACTAGATAATTTATTCTCCAATACCATCCTATTATTAATTACCTCATTCATATTTTTAAACAATAGTGGGTGAGTATTTCTGAACTGTGATTCTCCTATAATTTCATTATTAAACTTATAAATATTTTCCATAAAAATTAATCTATTTCTTATTTCAGAATATTTTCGGTAGTCATTCTTAGTTGAATAATTTCTATTTACTTTCTCAGCCCTTTTAACCAATTCCTCTAGTATTTGGATATTATTTAAATGAGAAATATCAGGGACAAATAATTGAGCTTGAATATTACTATCACATTCTTTAGTTGTAATGATCTTACCATATAAATTAGTAAATGTCAAGATGCGATAACTAATAGTCTTATTTATGGATAAAATTGTATAGTCTTGACCGTTATTAACATAAAATTCTGGATATCCTACGTTGGTATAACCCATTAACAAATCTCCTACTTCAGGTTCGTCACCCTTGTTTAATAATTTTCTAATCTTTATATTGTTTGCCTTAACACAATCATTAGTATAACATAAAATACGAATTTTGTTCCCTTGATTCAACTCAGTTGAATTTTTACCAATTTGGCTCTTTTGATTCAACTCAGTTGAATTTTGACTCTCTGAATTTTGAAAAATTTCTAACATTTTCTCATACCATTTCTCTTTGTCAGTAAAGAATTCAGTTCCGCTAGTATTAATCCTGGGAATATTCGCTTCTCTAATTTCATCGATAGCATCTTTGATCTCTAAATAAATTGAAACAATTGGATTGTCTTCTTGTTGTCTCATATTATTAGTTAATTCATATCCTTGAATATTAAAAATTATTGAATCTCCTTTATAAGCAAACCCATCTTGAATAACATAAGCTTGTGTTGGATTAGGAATTTGATACTTATCTCCTATGAAAATCATCTTTCTTTTGTAATTAAAAGCGTAATTTATCATACTCTTAATATCCTCATCATTTATCATAGAAGCTTCATCTATAATAAATACCTCAAACATATTCATTTTACTACCACTTCCAGTATAATGATCTACACCAATATAATGATGAGATCGCATTTTATTTAACAAACTAGCTACCGTCATAGTTTTAATAGTAGTTATAGGAGAGTGTATATTGGCGAACAAGGATTTCTCGTTTTGTTTGTTTAAAAATTTATCTAATACTTTTCTAGCTTTATGTGTTGGTGCAACACCAGCTATTTTATATTTTTGTCTAATTTTATCAGCTATATGACGGGTAAGAAAGCTCTTTCCGCTTCCGGCGGCGCCAAAGATAAGTGTTGTACAATCTTGATAAGTGTGAATAGGAGTAGATATAAATTGTAAAATTCCTTGAAGAGCAACTTCTTGACTAGGATTTAACATTTTTAATTTTTCTTATAAAGTAAATATTAATCATTTTTCTTTGATAATATTTGAAGATTCTATTTCTATTCTAGTATATACATTTCCTAAGTGATGATGAGAAAGACAAAAGAATTGTCCATTTCCCATTGTATATTCTTTTTATTAGCACAATCATTAACTCTGCATTTGTTGTTTCCTAACATTTTCTTTAACAAAAATAATTAATAAATGTAAAAAAGTCTGAAAAAGATAATTCCAGATTAAAAATTAATAATACTTTCTTATTAATTTTTATTGTTAATTAGTGGAAAAATTGTGTTTGTGACTACTAACCTTGCTTACTTGTTTTTGATCAAAGACTGAATATGTTCAATCATTTCAGTATTATTGTGAGATAGTCTTATCCTCATCCCATCTCTAGTGTAATCTAGGGCTTCTGTTAAATCATAATCGAAAAGAACATTATTTCTTAAATATTCAAATGCTTCCAATTGTCCGGTATAAGCAGCAGAATTCAGAGCTCTTCGATAATTATTGGCACCTTTATCAATTACGAACTTTATTAAATCTATATAACCATCCTTAGATGCTAAAGATAAAATTTCATTCATAATTCGTAATTTATAAACATCAATTGTTAAATCAGTAAATATATCTCGCATTCGTTTCAAATGTTCTGAATCTTTTAATTTATTCAATTTAGATAAGAGATCAAAATATCTTTTTGGATGAGCTCTAAAATCATTACTTTCAAAACTATATTCTTCTTTTATTTTATTAGACCAATAGATTAAATCAAAATAATATTTTTTCCAGAGTCTATTGATTTTTAAATTAATTAATCTCGGGAATTCTTTTTGTACACGATTTTTAAATACATTCTCATCAAACAGTGAATGTATATATTTATTTTTAATTTGATAAGTGTTTAAAAAGGTTCTAGTGTCCATATTACTTAAAATCAACTTATCAACATCTCTAATTCCAGTAATTTTGCTTCCTTCCATTTTTCTAATATTTTATTTTTAAAAATGTAAAAAATCTTGAAAAAGATAATTTCAGATTAAAAATTAATAAGAAAGTATTATTATATTTATTAACTAATTAAGTCAAAAATGTGTTTATGACTACTAACCTTCTGAAGTATTTGACAAAATCATCGATTTAAAAACTGATTTTAAATCGATGATTTTGTCAAAATTAACATTTGAAATGACTAGTAGCGATTCTAATATTTACCCGGTTTGTACTGAACAAGTTGTTACGGATGAACAACTGTTAACATTTATGTTGAATAAATATGATCATAACAGAGATGAATTAGAAACAGAGTTTAAAAATCAATGTAGCAACGACGGTACTGATGACAGTTCATATGTTACTGAAGAAAGCAATGGAGGATCTTCTGAATATTGGTCAGATGAATTACCAGATGAATTGTCAGAAGATAATAATATAGGATATGGTCTCATGAGACCTAAAAATCAAGAAGATAGTATTATTCTAAATAAAAATTGCATCGAGGGAGCATTGTTAAGTAAAAAATAAAGTAAAAATTTTAAAAAGATAAATCTAAGAAAATATTTAATAATACTTTCTTATTATATTTATGAACTAATTTGCTAAATTTTATGTTTGTGACTACTAATCTTTATTTGTTCTTAATCAAAGTTTGAATATGTTTGATCATTGCAGCATTATCTTCTTTATTGTAATTAAGTGAGAACTTGAGACCATCTTTAGCATAATCTAATGCTTCATTAAATTTATATTTGAAAGGGATATTATTTCTAAAATATTCAAATGTTTCTATTTGACCACCATAAGCGGCATGATCCATACCTCCTTGATAATTATTAGCTCCTTTATCAATCGCAAACTTTATCAAATCTGTATAACCTCTTTCTGATACAGAGTATAACATTCCGTTCATAATATCTATTTTATCATCTGGTGTTGTATCATATCTATCGAGAGCTCTGTTTAGTTTCATAAAATAATCATTTACTATATCGAAGTATCTTTTAGGATGAGCTCTAAAATCATTACTTTCGAAACCATATTTTTCTTTTAACCAATCAGCCCAATAAACCAAATCAAAATAATATCCTTTCCAACTTCTATTGCTTTTTAAATTAACTAATCTTGGAAATTCTTTTTCGACTCGATTTTTGAACACATTCTCGTCAAATAGTGAATGAACATATTTATTCTTAATCTGATATGTATTCAAAAAGGTTCTAGTGTCCATATTACTTAAAATCAACTTATCAACATCTCTGATTCCAGTGATTTTGCTTCCTTCCATTTTTATTAATCAATAAAAAGTAAATCAACAAAGTAATTTTCTAGAATTAAATTAAAAAGATAAATCTAAGAAAATATTTAATAATACTTTCTTATTATGAACCAATGAATTAAACTTCTTTGTTCTTGATCAAAGTTTGAATATGTTCAATCATTTCAGTATTTTTCTTAGATCTTTCATGCTGAGCATTGATCAAAGCGTCATTCAAATTGTAATTGAAAGGAACATTGTTTCTAAAATATTCAAATGCTTCCATCTGACCAGCAATAGCAGCCGCTTCTATACCTCTTTGATAAGCGTCAGCTCCATTATTAATTGCAAATTTAATTAGATCTATATAACCGTTTCTAGATGCTCTGGTCAAAATTTCGTTTAAAATCCCTCTTTTGTAATCTTGAAAACCCATACCTATATCTTGTATTACTTTCAAATGTTCTGGTTCTTTTAATTTACCTAATCTGGCTAAAATATCAGAATATATTTCAGGACGAGCTCTAAAATCATTACTTTCAAAACCGTATTTCTCTTTTAATTTCTCAGACCAAAAAATTAAATCAAAATAATACTTTTTCCAACTTAGATCTCCTTTAGAATCAACTAATCTAGGAAATTCTTTTTTAACTCTGTCTTGAAAAATAGTATCTGTGAATAATGTATGTATATATTTATTCTTAATTTGATAGGTATTCAAAAATGTTCTAGTGTCCATATTATTCAAAATTAACTTATCAACATCTTTAATTCCAGTAATTTTGCTGCCTTCCATCTTTTTAAAATTGATAATATTTTTATTTTTAGTTAAAAATGAAAAATGGTTTATTTAATTGGAGTCGCAGGAGGTACTTCATCTGGTAAGACTTCAACATGTGATATTATTCGAGAACAGATGAAAGATGAAGTAACTATAATCTCTATGGATAATTTTTACCTAGAGAATTTACCTAATCAGAGTAAAAATTTAACAGAGTTAAGTCAGAGTAAAAATCAAATTAATTATGATCATCCAAATAGTTTTGATACACCTCTGATCTTGAAAACACTGAGCAATATCAAATCTGGTCAGAGTGAAATCGAAATTCCTAATTATTGTTTTATTACAGGGAAGAGGTTAAATTCTATTATAATTAAAATAAATGAATGTGTTATTTTTGAAGGTATTTTAGCATTGTATGATATATCAATTAGAGATTTGTTTGATCTCAAAATTTTTGTAGATACTCCTTCAGATATAAGATTAATTAGAAGAATTCAAAGAGATATTCTGGAAAGGCAAAGATCGTTAGAAAATATTTTGAGACAATATGAAGAAAGTGTTATCCCAAGTCACGAACAATTCATTGAACCTACTAAAAAATACGCAGATTTAATTATTCCTCGAGGAAAAGATAATACCATAGCAATTAATATGTTAGTATCCTTTATTTCAAATAGTAAAGCTGATAAAACATTCAGCTCAAATGAATCAGATTTACTATTTGAAATCGTTAATAATGGAGGTTTCAAAGATTTAAAATATATTGGTCCTTCGATTCCACCGAATACTATAATTTACAAATTAACAGGAGATATTAAAAACAAATCTACTAGAACTTCTATTCAAATTGACACTAACAAACATATTGAAGACAAATGGGGTCAATATATTAATCATAGTTGCTATCCGTCAGTGAAAATAATTAATGGTAATTTAGTAACAATCAAAGAATTAAAAACGGGGAATAGTATAACTTTTGATTATAATCAAAATGAAGATAATATGTCCGACCCATTTTTATGTCATTGCTGTAATAAATTGATAGCAGGGAAGTTAGTCTTATTATATAATGAGCAGTTTCAACTTAAATAAAATTGAAATAATTAATAATTAGAAATGGATGAAGAATATGATTACTTAGAAGTCGTTTTTGACGTTGCTATGGAGACAGCTGCAGATTTTGGAGATGAACATCTTGATTATATAGAAATAGATAATCCTAAATATGAGAATTTAAAGAAACTTTTTCTAAATAATTTCACTGTTGATATGTTTACAATTTATCGTAATACCGTTGATGATAATAATGATATTGTTAGATTGGAATGGATTAACCAAGAATTCAATTTCGTAGAGTCTATACCAGTAGATTTAGATATTCAAAAATTATCACTTACCGAATTACTTGAAAACAATGATTTGAATGAATTGAAAAATTTTATCTCTTACTGGATAATAAGAGGGTATTGGATTTTATACAGTAATACTGATTACCCATGGATGAAATGATTTTTTCCATTTAAAGTAATATAAAGATTAAAAATATTTAAAGTAATATAAAGATTAAAAATATTTAATAAATGGAAAATTTAAACTTACCTCCGCTAACAGCTGATGAGATGGAACATATTCATAAAATGTGTAATGATTTTGATATAATTGAAATTAAATATTCTCCTCCATCAGATTCTCTATATAAAACATATGAATATTGGGAATTTCGACAAACAAATGGTTATTCACCATTTAAAATAGTCAGACATCATACCAACGATAAATTGCATTTATGGAGACCTTGTTAACACTTTATTAATTGTTAAACAATTAATAAAAGATAAAATTACTTATGACTCAAGGATAAAATTTGTTTACGCATAGGAACCTTATGATGACAACTAGCGCATCCGGAATGCGTAGCGACTGTTCCAAATACGTCCCATGGTCTTACTATAAATTTATCTTTACTATTCGCTATGATCTTTTGAAATTCTTCTTCAGGAAAATATTTTAGGTCAATAGTGGCCATGAATACATATTGGTCAAACCATTCATCACTCATTTGCCAGCATCCATTATCCGGATGCCATTCCATCTCACAATTTATCCCCCAAGAATTTTCGACCCTCCACTTTCTATAGGTAACTTCGGTGCCATCTCGCGGCTCATCCATATCGACGCCGTTAATCACCATTGCATGTGAAGGTCCACTTGTTTTCATCCACATCATATTTTCTTTAGTGTCTCTAATATCTTTACCTAATACAGATTTATAATTAAATCTTTCCGTTGACATAGTACCATCTTCAAAATCTAGAGAAGCAGTAACATCACATGCAAACCATACAGGTTCTCCTGCTATTTGACTTTCAGCAATGGCGCGTTTGAAAACATTCAGAGGTAAATTAATAAAGATAACAGTTTCGCCGCCGATCATATTTGTGGCATATTCAACATGATACGGTTTATAGTAATTTTCTGGATAACGCGGGTCGTTAATAAATGTCATCTTCTCTTCAAAAGAGTGAGGAACATGAACGCGAAAAAATTTCTCAGGAGTTAAATCATTAATCTCGTAATAATTTTCAGCAGCATCTTTGTATTGCCAATTAAATTTCTTAGGAGGTTCTCCCATAAACTTAACTATTAAATCATAAACAGTCTCCAAATATTTCTTCTTTCTCTTCTCAAACTCCTGTCTAGATATATCTCTGTCATCTTTAATTTCAAGGCAAAATTGGTTTAGAATTGCAACTAGTGTATCGTTCATATGATCAGAAACCATGCAATTGTAACTGTCTTCGTAAACAGTTTTCGGTACCAAACCATATTTTTGTACAAGATTCTTGAAATATATCCAATATCCCCCGTCCGATATCATATGACTATCTGGATTGGTAAAGACCGTTTGTAGATATCTATCGTCTAGTGGCTTATCTCGAAGATTCCAAACTCCTTCTAAAAACACGTTGGATCTTTCTATCTTATCAAAAAAGAAAAGATAAGCTGCTGAAAATTCAAATTTACTATCTAAACCAAATTTTAACTGCATCGGATATCTTAAAGCATTTAAAGAAGCAAAAAGCCAACATCTACCAGAATGATATTGATTCGTAACACGAGGTTGAATAGGTGGTTTGTAACGGTATTCAAAATTACGAGTTTTAAGATCTGTTCTTTGCAAAGCTAGAAAATCCAGAGGTAAATTTGCAATCATCTCGCTCATTTTCTTGGACCATGGATTCTTTGCAATATGCTCTGAACTGATTTCCATAAATTCTTTAGTAACAGGTTTTGATTCAGATAACATATTAGCATATTCTGGACAATTATGGAAAATTTCTAGCAGTGTTTCTGAGGGATCTTTAACTGGTTCGGTAGGAGGAACTTCTGAGTTCTTCAGTCTTCTAATTAAATTTTCATCAACTTTCACATAATTGCCATCAACTTCTAAACCTTTTAGAATATCATCATTTTCTTCATAAATTTCTGGTTGTTGAGTAATTTTCTTAATAGCTTTGACGCCCGGGTTGTATGAGGGATCTTCATACGAACTATCATCGTCGGGGTTTTGCCTCTTAGATACTGATTTCTTACTACGATGTGTTCTGCCTCGTTTATCCATCAGTGATTTAATTTAATCAATGAAAACAAAAAGTTATAAATCATTTTTATAACTTTGGTTTTATTAATCAAATTTATCAATCAAATCTTTAGAAGAATCTCACTTATTTGATTCAATGTTATTCTAGTAATTAAATTTTTATCTAGACATCTGTTAACAATTTCGTTAAGAACCGAGTCATTAGTTCTTAGGATTGAACTATCTTTTAAAATACTATCGTACAGTATTTCAGTTGTTACTTTATTATTAAATGGGTAAGTATTAGTAGCAGCTACGTAAAAAGATAAACCTAATGACCAAACATCGCTTTCTTTGAAGTAGGATTTAGTTTTAAGAGTTTCTGGCGAAATATACATATTAGGACCTAATACATTTTGACAGCAATCTAGATTTTTATTATCGATGGAACATACTGACAAATCTGAACATGCTACTCCAAAATCAACTAAAATAGGAGTTAAATTTTTATCTATTATAATATTATCAGGTTTAACATCATTATGAATTATATTGTTATCATGTAAATATTGTAATGCTTTGATAATATCTTTCATAATTAATAACAGATGTCTAAACTTTTTCACATCCTGGGTTTGAGCATATTGAATTAATGACTTTCCTTCTATTAAATTCATATCTATTACAAACTCTTTTAACTCTGGGAAATATTTATAATCATTAAAACAAACTAAAAAAGGTTGGCAAACAGGATATGATATTTTAGTCAAAATCTTAGTTTCTCTTTCTAAATCTTTTAACATTTGTTCGTTTTGAACAGTTACTGTTTTCAATGCGATAATTTTATTATCAGATAATCTTCTAGCTCTCCAAACTCTACCGAAAAATCCACTTCCTATAACACTTATAAGTTCATAACCTGAATATTTAAACATATCATCGTCTTTATTAATATCGTAAAGAGTTTCATAAGTTGCATAACCACCAGGATAACCTTCCATTACGATTTTGATTTAACTATGTTAAATTTTTATATTTGAATTTTTATTATTTAAAAATAATAAAAATTAGAAAGAATCTCCTTTGTCCAATAATGTTTCTATCTCTAGTAAATGTTTATCAATAGCATTTTTTCCCGAATTAAATAACCAAGTCTTATCTTCTTCTGTTAGATTGAAATCAGTACTTTTATATTTGCCTATATCTATTTTACATGTTATTTTCCAATCTTGATCTTTAACATGATATCTAAGAGCTTGTTCTCGAAGAATGTTTACTAAGGTAACAGAAAAATCAATAACATTTTTAATTTCAATTTCTTTTTTATTATTCGAACTGTCCGAACTAATGAAGTTGAATCCAATAATTTCAGAAGATTTATAACCCTGTTCTCTAGCTGAATTTAACGGGTAATTATCAACAGTTCCACCATCGATCGCGCAGTCAAATAATCGCCCTGATTTATATATCTTTTCAGCTTTGAAAAATGCTGGCATAGTTGAGCTCCACTTAGATGCATTAGCGATACTTAGATCAGGTTCGTTATTATGATCTATATATAACGTTTTCTGTTGTTTCAGTGATAAATAAGGTACAGTTAAATGAATTCCATTTTTGTTATAATTATTTAAAAAGGTGGTATTTTCATCACCTGTTAAATCTCGAACCACTTCCTTAATAAATGAAGTAACTTGATCCCCTTTGTACAGACCATATTTAAATAAGAATCTAAAAAACATACAAATCAGACCATTTCCATCTTTAAATTTATTTAAATTCACATTTGACATTTTTGTTAATAAATAATCTGTAGTAGCTCCGCAAGCTAAAGCCGATGCTATAACTGAACCTATGGATGATCCAGTTACTGATTTAATATTCCTTAATCCTCCTAATTCATATAATCTACATAATGCTCCAACATGAGCAATTCCAAGAACTCCTCCTCCGCAGAAGACATAAGCTGTTTTCTCTGTTAATATCTTTAACGCTAATTCTTTGTTATTGTTCATTTTTTATTTACTAATAAAAAATTAATAAATATATAAAAAATGGAGAATCTACCACTAGATCTTAAAAAAGATCTGCTTCTCAGATTGGATGATAAAGAATTAGTAAAAATTTGTCAGTTAAATAAAGAATATATAGATTTTTGTAATAATAATCAAGATTTTTGGTTACAACGAATAATAAGAACATTTCCATATTTAAATATAGAGATATTAAATCAATATAAGGGAGCACGAACGTGGTCTCAGTATTATATTGAAGATTTAAGAAAAATAAATAATAACAACGCTGAAGACTATTTAATTAATGCCATAGATGACGAAAGATTTGATCATATAATGATAGCCATCGATAAAGGAGCAGATCCAAATGAAATTTCTATTCTCTACGATGCTGGCAGAAACGATGATAAAAATTTGCTCTATTTATCTAAGTTCATTCTCAAAAATGTGAACATTGATATTATTTCTGATGAACTCTTTAAATCAATAGGAGAAATGGATATAGATGGTCTTGATAATGTATTGACAACTAAATTGAAGAATACAAATATTAAACAATTATGTGAAAATATTTATTATAAAATGAAAAATAAATTTCGAGATACATTTGGTTCGGAAAATTATGGAGATTTACTTATTACTATGTTATTTAACCCCGATCTAGGATTGGTCAGAATGTATAATAATGAAATAGAAAATCAAAGAGTTTTATTGAGAGCATTCGAATTAATTATATCAAAGATAGATACACCTGAAATATTTCCTGATTTATATCAGGATTTTTTAGAAGATACTCCTGGAATAAATAAATATGTTTTGAATGCATTAGACGTCAGTGCGGATGAAAGACAAACAGTTATTGAAGCGCTTAAAAATATTAATGTTTCATTATCTGATATTAAAAGTAATAATTTAACTGACGAAGAAGCTTTATTAGTATTATTAATATTTACTAGATTTAGAAAAGGTTCATATCGATTAGAATCTTCATGGTTAAATGTATGTAAAAATATATAATAATTTTTATTATTAATTATAATAATAAAAGTAAATCAACTTACTTACCTGATGATCCAAATCCTCCTTGATTTCTTTCAGTTTCATCTAAATTATCAACTTCAATCATATCACCTGTATGAATTTTGGTAATGATCATTTGAGCGATCTTCTCTCCCTTTTTGAAATGAAAACTACATGTATTAAAATTATGTAAAATGACCTTAACCTCCCCGCGATATTTGCTATCTACGACACCACCCATAACATGTAGGCCTTTCATAGCTAAACTACTTCGATCAGCAATTCTTCCATAATATCCTTCTGGAATAGCAAAACTGCACCCAGTTGGAATTAATCTCTCATAAGTAGCTGGGATTTCAACATCTGTTAAACAATATAAATCCCAACCTGCATCTCCCGAATAAGCCTTTGTTGGTAAGGTAGCATCTTCGCTTAACCTCTTAGCGAATAATAAGTCTTTATTATTCATCAACGACTCCATTTTCTTTTTATCGAAAAAATAAAAAGAAAATCACTTTTGCTGCATAATTATTAATTTAGGAATAACATTCTCACCACTCTCGTTCGAATCAAATGATGAGGACGAATTACAACACTCTCCGGAATCTTTTCCATACTCCGATTCACTCGCTTGACCTTGGGAACATCTTAGCAAATGACTACTTAGAGAAATCTTACTTTTAAACATAGTATTACATTTTCCGCATATTCCTCCTTGACCACTCATAATTACTCCAACATCGGGTGAACATTCAGTTAATTTAAAATTTGGCTCGGAAGCTTCAGTAGAATCAGAGGTTAATAAAGAATCAATAGCGAATTTCATTTTATACCCACTCATCGAAAGTGTTCTTTTGTTTTCAAAATTAAGTTTTATTTTACAATCATTTCTTCCTGATTCTTTCAATTATTAAATTTTCAAATAATTATAAAATTCGGATATGACCGAAATTAATATAACACCGTTTGATAATGAAATATCCATTTCACATAAGTGGGCTAGACATTTTAACATTCCTATTAAACTAATTATAACCAGATCTGTAATCAAGACTGATAAAGAAGAAACTATTTATAGTAACAGTTTTACCGAGATCCAGAAATTAGTTCAAGAAGGTTATAACCTAGAACAAATTTATGAAGAATTATCTAATGATCTTGAGACCGAAGATATAGCTATGATTTATACATTTTTAAATCCTAACAAACCGGATATATTAGAAGAAGTCAACCAACTATACGAAACAAAAGAATTAGAAAAAATACAAGATTTGAATGAATTAAATTTGGTATTGGCTGATTGGGGTAGAAATATTAATAAAGATCTTGCTAGCGATTTAGAAAATCTAGAAAATTTGGATATAATTCAAACTGAATTAGCTAAATATCCAGAAGTTCTCTATTCTCCGATAAAAGTAGATCAGGTTACTATAAAGACATTTCCAACTCTAAACGGGACTATACCAACTACTGATGACGGAGTTATTATGTTTAATTTAGGAAAAGTTTCTTACAATGTTCCATATATTAAATATAATGGTTCGTCCTCAAAACGTCTCGAACTATTAAAATTATATAGAGGGAGAACGGATGAAGAGATGCCAAACTACAAAATGATTTTACCTGCTTCTAGCCAAACTAATAAAGATGATAGTTTATATTTTACAGTCTGGAGTGGGAAAAAAACTCTAACCAAAGCTACTAAAGAATCATACTTGAAAGGGTCATATAGTATATCTAAAAACCTTCTAACTATCAAAACTCCTACGGAGGAAGATACTAACCAGGAAACAGTGATTCAAAAGATTGAAAAAGCCCTCCCCATAAAGATTAACAACTATACTGAAACTGGAATTAGCGGTGAATTTTTTATGTTTGATCTAGATATCAATGATATTTACTTAGTGGATATGGTTATTAATACTGAACTTATGAATTCTTATTTATTCGTCAAAGAAACAAATACTCCTTATGCTAATAAGAAACAATTGAAAATCTATTATAAATCTTTTAAAGGATTTGTAGAAGAAGAAGAGAAAGTTTCTGAAGGATACATAGTTAATCCATCTTCGGTAACTATATCTATTACTCAAAATAAAGCTGTCGGAGGTGAAATAGTTACTGCAGTGATCAATGACGTTCCTACTAAATTTCGTTTAACTCATGGGTTACCCTATATTCGAGCTAAAATAACTCAAGCAGAATCTCTGGAAGTGGCTAATCAATTTGTAAAAATCTTTTCTAGATTAATGCAATATTACAAAGCAGAAAAATCTAAAGTAGAAAGATTGTTCTCAGCTTTTATTCCAGAGCTAAGCCAGCCGGTTATAGGGACTGATATCAAAATAACTGTTAAACAAGCCACTGGTAAGAAAGGAGCTGGAGATTCTAAGATTGAAAGATTAAAAGAAGTAGCTCCTGATTTATTTGTCAATGGTTATGCTAGAAAATGTCAGTGTGTGTTTCAACCTATCTCTGTTCCACCTGATGAAATAGAAGCTTGGCAAAATAATACTTTTTTATACAAAGATGTTTTAAGAAAAAGACAAATAATGGCTTTCCCTCCAGATAATCCTAAATGGAATTTTGTTTGTCCTAATGATTCAACTCCTTTTCCAGGAGTTAAAATGAATAAGGATTTAGAAAATAAAGATATTTATCCTTGTGTTCCGTGTTGTTTTAAAGACGATCAAATGGATCCTCAAGCTAATTCTAATTATAATGAGTGTTTTAAAGGAAAAATTAAAAAGGTGGAACCGGTGACGGGAGCGACAAAAGAAACTCATAAAATTAAGACTGATAAAATTTTAGATCCTGGAAGATATGGTTATTTACCTAAAAATATTACTAATCTATTAACGAAATATTCAGAGAATGCTGCAGATGTAGTTAGAATGGGAGTTATTAGATCGGCAAACTCTTTATTGCATTGCGTTTCCATGGCTCTCCAAGATCCTAACTATTTAGCGGCCCCAGATAAAGAATTGTATGTGTCTCATATTAGAAAAGTAATAGTAGGGCAAACATTACCTAATTTGTTAAAGCAAGAGATGTATGATTTCACAGATGAGGATATTATTGATCAGATGAGCAACAATCAAAACTTTTTTGATCCCAACTTATTCTACCGAGCTGTTGAGAATACATATAATATAAATATGTATGTTTTTGCTCCGCCTTCTAAAGATGAACAGGAATCAGTAGGAACCTTTGCCATTCCTAGATTTAAATTATTCCATTCTAGATCTCCTCGTCCTGAGAAAAGAACAGTTTTGATATTTAGAACTTCAGGATCAGAATCTGATTCTCTCGGATATCCTCAATGTGAATTAATAGTTGATAGAGATGAGAATAATAATAAAAACATTACTAATTTTGGAAATGATATGAATGATTTGTTACATAATGCATTGGTAAAACTTAATAGAACGATAACTTGGGAATTGTTCAAATCTGAAAATAGAATTATTGCCAGAGAAAATATATATTCTAGAGAAAATTACTATTATTTACTGAACAGATTACCTACAAAACAAATTATTGATGGATATGGTAAGGTTCAGGCATTTATTCTTTCTATTATGGGAAAAGAAATGACTGTAATTATTCCATCAACTCAACCGGAAAATCTTCCAACAGGAGAAGTTACAAGAGTTGATTCTGAGCTAGTGATCGGGATGTTTGGAGAACCTCGTGCTGTTACTAAGGCGGGAAATTTAGTGGATGGTCTTTGGTATCAGTTATTAGATTTAGAATACGGTCTTTACGTTCCAATTGTTCCAACAGAAAAATATTTGGATCTGAATATTGGTCCTTCTAATCCTCTAGTTGAAGAAGGTAGCGATGTTGTACAACGATTACGAAAGCTTAAGAGGGATTTAGATGCAATAATACAAATTGTTATATGGTTATTTCTACTTTCAAAACTCGATGTTCCAAATTTTGCAAATAAATGCATGAGTATTGGGAAATTAACGGGAGCTGATAGCAAAAATATCTATGACTTATCTAAAGTTGGGTTGAAATTTCCTGTTGTTAATTCAGTAGAGGAAGGTATTACCGCCATGAAAATTTTAGCACCTACATTATTTCATGAGGATAGGATATTTTTATACAACCAAAAATTCTTTGATGGTATAATTTATCATCTAGAGCAATATAATAAAGAAAGAAAACCTAAAAATATGAAAATACCGACTGTTATTCATTATACTGATATCACTGAAGAAGATTTCGACCATTCTGGAAGAGTGGCTATATTTATAGGAGAAGCAAGTATGAGAACTTGGTTGAGTTCATTAGATAAATTATCCTTCAAAAACATTATTATTGAAAATGAGTTAAGTATTAGTAATGCTCTTCGAACAGAACCTTATTTATATAATGCTCCTACTGGAAATATTTATATGATTCAAAATGTGATAGGAGGAGATAGGTTGAGAGCTTTGAACGTAGCTTATAATTGGTATGTAAATAAAACTAATTTAGGTCATACTGGAAAAGAATTTGAAGACCCTCAAAATGTTCCTGTTTTTGTAGTATATGGTATATCTCCGGCATTAGCACCGGTAATTATTGAAAATCATGCCGGAGAATCTAATCAATATTTACAATTGTTATCATATGGATCTGGGCAATTTGGTGCAATGTTACCACTTTTGTAAATTCTTTTTCAAAGATCAAATATTTATTCATAAGAATAAATATTAATAATATTCAGCTGAGCTGAATTAGAAGAACAAATATTCAGCTGAGCTGAATCAAAGAACAAATATTCAGCTGAGCTGAAATAAAAACTAATTGTTGGAAGGATCGCATCTAAAACAATAACTACTTGACCAGCAGCTCAATTCTTTACAAGATTTACATCTAGTGTGATTACCACATGTATCTAAATATATGCCATTTTTTCCAGAGACTGCTGTAAAATTTTTACAATCCTTAATAGGACATTTCTGTCGTACATAATATAGATTATAGAAATTTGACTCAAACATAGAATAATTTGACATTATTTTTTTATTCAATAAAAAATTTTTAAAGATCAATTTTTATTACAAAAGATAATTAGAAGAATAAAATTAATAATAAAGTATTATTAATTTTTTGTCTTTATTAGACAAAATTAGTGTTTGTGACTACTAACCTTCTGATCATTTTTAGATTAATATTTAGATTAATATTTAGAACATTTTCGCTAAATCTGTCATAATTTGATCTAATGGTTTAGTAATATCTATTCCATATTTATTAGCCACTTCTAATAATTTCATTTTATCACCACGTTTTTCTGAAATTATTTTATCATAATCTCTATAAATTATTTGCCTAGAAATAATTCCACATAATTGCCCTTTAGTCATATTTTGAGTTTGTTCAAGAGGGATTTCTAATTCTAAAGCAAAGTATTTCAATACTTCTTTGTTTCGTTCAGAACTTAAATTTAAACACAATTGTTTTTGTCTCTTATATCTCATAATAAGTAACCAAACATCTTTAGAAATAGGAATTTGTTGATTATATTTAGCAGCTGTTTGTTTATCTCTTAAGGATAATCTTTCCCATCTAGCACTGTTTATTAATTTAGTACAATCATCAGTGGGACAGAACAAATGTTCGAAAGGGTCAGCTCCATATTCAAGTAAGAGTCTAACGGTTTCTAATGAACTTCCTTTATTAATGTTATCAACTGCTAACATCAAGGCAGAACTACCTTTATTATTTTTAAGATTAGGGTCAGCCCCTCGTTCTAGTAAAAGTCTAACGGTTTCTAAAGAACTAGTGGTACTACTAACCATAGAAGCTGCCATTAAAGAAGTATATCCATTCTTTTCTCTTTTATTAATATCGGCGCCATTTTCAAGTAAAAGAATAATTGTTTCTAAAGAACTTCCATTATCGGTATTTATAGCAGATGATATTAGCGGTAAACTATCTTTGCCAAGATTAGGATCGGTGCCGTTTTTAAGTAAAAGTCTAACGGTTTCTAATGAACTGGTAGAATTACTAAAACGGCAAGCAGCGTTTAATGCTGAGATACCTGTATCAGTTATATAATTAATATTAGCGCCATTTTCAAGTAAAAGTTTAACAGTTTCTAATGAACTATCACTTGAAGTATTCATGGATGCTCTAATTAAAGCAGTATATTTCTCTTCGTCAACAATATTAGGATCAGCTTTATATTCCAATAAAAGTCTAACTGTTTCTAATGAACTCGAGTTAGTAGAATTCCTAGATGACAATATAAGGGCTGTCCATCCTTTTTTATCTTGAAGATTAGGATTAGCTTCATTTTCTAATAAAAATTTAACTGTTTCGAATGAACTTATTGTGTTGGAAAATAAAGCTGCATACATCAGAGCGGTTTTTCCTCTTGCATCTTTAGCATTAATATCAACTCCCTCCTTAAGCAGAGTATTAATTCTTTCTATATTTCCATTTTTTGCTGCTTCCCAAATATCCATTTTTATAATTCCTTTTAAATAATTATTCCAAAATAAAATTAATCAAATTTAATAATTTTTGATAATCTTCAGATTTGATAATATTAACATTATAATTTAAAACATTAACAGGAGGAATTGGAATATTTACCAGGTTATGTTGAAAATTTCCAGATGATATGGTGCACGGATACATTGTTTTTAATTCACCTCCCGGTAATTTCTGATTATAACTTTGATTAGCAGGTATGAAAGTACAGACCCCAATGATAACACTGTTATTGTTGATTAATACATTTCTTATCTGAGAATCTAAAGCAGTATCTGAAGTGATCACGGAATTTTTCAAAGTTTTTAAATTTTGTGAAACTACTTCTCTTAAAACTAATTTGGATGATCTCGAATCTAGCCAAGTAGGAATAAATTTCATACCCTTGGATGTTTGATAATTCTGATTTCCCAATATGACAGATAAATTGTCTAAACGGAATGATTTATCTTGATAATTATAAATAACACCAATTCTCCAAGGAACCACTTTCATTGCATTCAGAATACCATTTCTAACAAAACTAGATTCTAACCATTTGATTTTTGGATTAGAATACAAGAAATCAATAGTTTTCACATCATAACTGGACAATCTTCTTCCCACCTCTTCTTCAATATCAAGTAATTCATTGGTAGAATAAATCTCAAACAATTGTTGAATACTCATCTTTCTCAAAATCAGATTTGTTAAACTTTCCATTTTTTCAATATTATTAAATAAATAATATTGAAAAATAAAATGAGTGTCAGAAGTCAAACATTCAATCCTTTACAATTTTCATCAAAAATTACTTTACCTGTTGGACCAGATAGGATTGAAGAAAATTTTGAAGAGATTGTAACCAAAGGTGGAAATAAAATAATTAAGGTAGATATAGATCATTTTGATAAATTATGCAAATCCTTTCGTAATAAAGCTAGTTATAAAATTAAAAATCTAGTCGGAAAAGACAAAGATGATTTTAATCTAATGGTATCCTATGTTCATTTTTTATACGGTACCAGTTATTACAATACTTTTTATAAAAAGGTAGAAAAACACTTTTCCAATTTGAAAGAAATAACTGTTGGAACTGTTGGAGGGTATTTTGCAGGTTGTTTAAATACCGCGTCAAACGAGTTTGACGCAATTAATCAAACTGGATGTTCTGCTATTTGTGCAGGTGCTATTCCAAGACCAAAAGATGAAGAAGGATGGAGTTTTTGTGATAAAGCTGTTATTTTTGCAGAGAAAAATAAAAACGGCTATTCTTTTAATTTTTTAAAGGAGGCGGAGACTGAAGAAGAGTTAGATAATGTTTATTTATTTTTAGAACATACTGATATTAACGATTTTAAAGGTTTTACAAAAGCAGAAAAGAATGAACTTGATAAAATGGGAGTTGAAACTGTACATGTGGTTGGATGTGATGAGAAAGGAACAAAATACGTAGATCTTTATTCATCGGTCGATCTCAAAGGTATTAAGGAGAGAAAAGTTAGCAAAAATTATTCCGTCTTTGTTATTTTTCTATTACTAATTCTAGTATTATTAGGCTTGGTCTGTTTCTGTTATCGTGATGTTATTATGTCGCATTTCTAAGACAAAAAGACAAATTATTCCTGATAAAAAGGTGAAAAGAAGAGAAACTATGGTCGAAGTAACTATGTTCATAAGAAGATAAGGAGCTTTGAAAACGAAAAAGTAAAGAAATAAACTAAATAATATTTGAACAACGGCGGAGAGAATCAAACATTTAAATATATCTCGCATACAGTTTGTTTGTTTGTTTAATTAAAATATTGGAATTATTATTTCAATATTTGCTTTGATCAGTATTAATTACTTAAGATGAATTGACCTTAATTAAGTTGGATTAACCTTATGTAACCCTACTACAGCTGCACTGCCTCCAGCTATTCCAGCTACAACTGTTCCTATTCCTACTAAAGGACCTAATAAAAATCCAGTTATTCCTAACATACCTCCTCCAGTTACTATGGCAATATCACGAACCATAATTAGTCGATCTCTAATATGTTCAACTGATTTTTCTAAATTTATTTTGGATTGCTCTGTATTTTCAACTACTTTCTCCATTTCCCCATCAATCTCGTTCAATGATTCCCCTTGAAAATGAATTAAATCCGACACAGCTGACCAACTTTGAGATAGATTTTCCATTTCTACATACAATTCTTTCAATTTCTCGTTCCTTTCATTCAAAATTATTTGATTCTGATTGTTCCTTTCATTGTTTTCTTCATTACTAACGGACTGATTCATTTACTAATACAGGGATTTTCTTTTTATTAGTCGCATCCTCGTGTAATAAATATTTCATTTTATCTTTACCATTCCAAGATATTTCCAATTTCTTATATACTAAGGCTCTAACATGAATCAAATATTTACTCTTTTCACTTTCAGGTATTTCCTCCGGAACGGTATCATCATCGCTGTCATCTTCATCCTCATCTATAGTTTTGAAAGGATCAGTATCTCCTAATCTAACATATAATGCTGCATTCAATGGCTCTAAAACTATAGCCGTATCAACGTTTAATGTAGTCATTTCATATCCAAAAGCGTAAGCATTATAACCTGGTTCATTTGGAGCGGATGGAAAAAAGTCCCAAGCTTCTGATAGGTCAAAATGTTCATGAGACCACTTTTCTAACCTATATGCTCCTCCATATTTAAGATCTACTTTAGAACAAGGATTCCAACCTTTTTTAATATCTTCTAAATTTGTAGTATAATTAGAAAAGTTTCTATTTTCTAAAGCTTTAATGTCTTGAGCTACCCAGAACAAAGCTTTACATGCAGCTTTAGATTGCAAAGGTATTACATCTTTAGAACCAAGTGGTGTTGGATTGTTGCTAGTAGCCATTATTATATCTTCAGTATAAATTATATGTTTAATAGGTTCTCCAGTCTTCGGATCTTTTTGGAGCCATTCTCTTTCTTCATCCGTAACAGTAGAATATCTACCCCATAATTCAGGAATAGGAAATTCTTTAGCTCTATTAGGAATATCTAGATATTTTAATTTACATGGAACTTCTTGCCAATTTGCTTTTTCATCAGTACCAAAATTCCATCTAACTCTCAAAATATCTTGTATTTTGTTTCTAATTTTATAATTATGTGTTACAGTATTCATTGAACTATTTAACAATAACAATGCAGTCCGAGTATTTCTTGAATAATAAAACGGTTGAGGAACTAATAATTTTACTCCTGGTAATTCAGTATTCCAATTTTCCAAGCAAGGTATATTTCCGATCATTCTATTGTATTGTTTTCTCATTCCTGCTCCTGATTTCATGTAAAACTGAGAATGCATATCCAACCAAACCGAATCGATAGTTTGATGATGATCGTCATCAACTTTCAGTTCTCCTAAATAGCATATATTATGACCGAGATTATGAGGTAAACAAATTTGAACTTTATTCCTGTATTTAAGCTTAACTTTTATAGGTAATGTAGTCATATGCAATTCTGTTTTAAAAAGAACGTCGAACTTTTTACTGGCTATATAACTAACTTCGCCATCTTCTACAATATGTGTCATTTTAGCTTTGGTATGAGTAGACCATGAATATTTATCAATAGCACATGAAAATCTAGATTTGATTCTATCTTCAGAATTAGTTGAATTAGTTTCATGTAACTCTTTCTGGAAGTCAGTAATACTCTCTATATCTAATTTTAAAACATTTCGCTCAGTCATTTTAATTTCTTGACAAACGTTTAAGAATTGATTCTTTAAATCTTAATTATTTTCTGATAATAAACGCTGACGAATTATAGCATATGGCCATGTATAAACGGTAAATTTAACCTATCATAGAATTAAAAACAAAATTTAATAGAAGAAATTTCAAATTTTATTTCAAGTATATTTTATTATAATTAATTCCATATTTAAATTAATAATCAAGAAGGAACAATACTGTATTATTAATTTTTCTATTAAAATATGAAAGAAAAAATTAATATTCTAACATACTTTTGAAACAAAATTGTTTTAAATTTGAAAACAATTTATCTAAAAATTAGTCAAAATATAAAATTGAATCAAACTTTAAACAAATGGCATATCTATCCAAAATGGCTACATCCCCTGACGCACAACTCACTCGTGAAGAAAAGAATGCTCGTGACAATCTTGATCCTAAAGTTTTTGGATCTAAACTCGATTCAATTGTAAAACATCACAATGAGCTCATGAAGCTTGCTTCTCACGTTTACAGTCTCGGAAAGACTCAACGTCTTCAGTACCCCAACGGTAAGACTATTGGTCGTAAAGAACTTCGATCTCTCAGCGCACAACTCGCCAAGGAGGTTAAAGGTTTGAAGAAGAACTACGTCGCTCACGGTAAGCGTAAACGACGCACTCGCACTGCCGGAACTACCGCCGGATTCAAGAACCCCATTCTGGTTTCCGATGCTATGCGAGGATTCTTCTCCGTTGCTAACCTCGGTCCTTCCGATCCTACCAACCCAGCATCTGCTCCTCTCAACAGCCAATTGGCCGTCGGTATCAACGGTATCACTACTCGTGCTATCATGACACCTTTGTTTAACATCTACGCTCATGTTAACCGCATGCAGCAAGATCCCAACAACAAGCAATTCTTGACTTCCACTCCTCAGATGGACCAATACTTCCAAGCCACCTATGCTCGTTTGGCCGCTGCTCCTCAAAAGTTCGCCAAGGGTAAGGATGGTCAACCTGATATGTCCAAGCCTATTCCTAAGTTCGATGCTAAGCGATTCCGATATGCCAGCATTCAGTCCATCGTTGCTGACAACACCGTGAAGAAGGAGCAACTTGGTCCTCAACAAGTCGCTGCTCTTGCTGATCCCGCTGTCAAGGCTCGTCTTGCTCAAGAGCAAGAACTCGTGTCGAGCATTCTCTCAGTCTACCGTGGAGAGAAGGCCGCTGCCGCCAAGCTCCTCAAGAAAAAGTAAATTTTTTCTTAAATAGTTAATTAAATTATAATATTAAAACAAATTGTGTTTTAATATTTTTGTTCTTATGATTTAACAAAGTTAAATTTTTTTATTATATTGAAAAAAAAAATTTAACAAAGTTAAATTTTTTTATTATATTGAAAAATGGAAGTTTCAAAAGATATCTATGAATATTTAATGAACTTCGCTGATGATAGGACTATTCTTAATATGTTATCTGTTAACAAAGAATTTAGAGATGAAAGTTTTTTTAAAAGAGTCATGGAAAGAAAATATCCAGCAGCTCTTAAATTTAAACCCAGTAACCAATCTTGGAAACAATATTATATAGAAACTGTTTATTATGTTGAGAAAATCTATGAATTAATAGGTTATAGATATAGTAATAATGCTAAAAGAAGTCCAAAAAATTATTACAAATTTATTAGTCGGGATAATTTAGATTATATTTTAATATTTGCTATTAGAGAAAGAGATTTAGATTTTGTTAAATTTTTAGTAGAGGAAAAGGGATTAAATGTAAATAAGGGACGAGGAACACCTTTATGGTTGGCTGCTGAAAAAGGGGATTTAACTATAGTTAAATATTTAGTAGAACACGGTGCTGTTGTTACTATAAATGACGGAGCTACATATGAAGCTGCAAGGAATGGTTATCTTGATATTCTTAAATATTTAGTCGAAAAGGGAGCTGGTATTAATCTAAATTTAAGTTTAGAAGTAGCTGAAAAATATGGTCATTCAGAAGTAGTTAAATATTTGAAATCACTGTAATCATTTACGTTAATATTATTCATTAAGAATAATATTACTAAGGAAGAACGTTTAATTTAAAACTACAACCAAGCAAATAATCTACAAATTCTTTATATACTAATTTCAAAATCTCTCCATTTTGAATATTTGTTTCAATGTCTTTCTCTGTTTCACAATCGTGTTCTATAGAAACTTCGAAAGGTAAATTTTCACCCAAGGTTAATTTTGCTTCTGCCGTACCTTCTTCTAAATTGAAAACTAATTCAGGATTACATAAAACAAGTTTATTAGCAAGAGCATCAATAATACTACTTTCTAAATCTTTAATCATAGTTCCTCTAGGAATTTTGATATCTTTTAGAATAAAACCACCTTGATCTGTTTGAAAACACGCTTCAGCTAACATCATTTTATTTTTAATAAAATTACAATTAGAAAATCACTTTTAAGATTTTAAAGATTAATAGTAAAATGAATCAAGAAACGATGTTTGCTCAAGATGCAGTTAAACAGTTGCATCAAGATGATTTCGTGGATCTTAATTCTGATACAAAAATCAGTATAAAATATAGAGAATGTACATTAGTTCTTTTTTATTCAAATAATCCGGAGTCGATTAATTTAGCTAATATATGGCTTGTAGCAGCTAAAAATACAGTAGGTCCTGTATTTGCAGCTTGTAATTTAATGGTTGAAAAACGAGTAGCTGAAGCTTTTACCTCATTAAATATGCAAAATGGATCTCTTCATTGGGCTGCTCTTAAAACAGTTCCATATATTTTAGTATATCAAAATGGTTGGCCCATTGCTTTTTACAACGGCGAGAGATCAGTTCAATCAATAATTGACTATGCTTTAACTTTGGCCTGTAAAGCTGAATATCATGAACCATTAAATATTTTCGGAGGTTCTACGATCCCTGATCAGGATAATCTATTAATGAAAGGAATAACTCAATATGGTATTAAATCTAACCCTTTTAGAAAGGATTCTTTAGCTTTTGCTGCTAATGAAAATCTAAGAGGTTATGATAAAACGGATACAGTTAAACAGTTAGGATCAGCTACTGAAAGAGCTGACAGTGAACATACATTAGGTTCTGAGGAAGCATCTAGAGTTGGAATTAAACAAACTACTGTTCCTATTACCGCAGCTCCGACATCAGAAGTATCACAACCTACCGAACAAGAAGTTTTACCAGGAGGTATTAGAGCTTTACCAGGATTGGTTCGACAGAGCGGTGAAGTAGCTGTACCTACCTCTCAAGAAATTGAAGGACCGCCTCCAGGTGGAGCTTTTGAATAATTTCTCAATTTATCTTGATTATTTTTATTTTTAAAAATAAAAATAATAAAAATGGAATCGCTTGATACAAAGCTATCAAAACTTAATACTATCAATGATCGTATAACTTATCTGAACAAAATAATAAATAGAGAAATTCAACTAAAACCTGGCCAAATGGAATGGTTATCTAATCCATGTGAAATGAGAAATAACATCAGATCCTCCGGTGGTAAATATTTTGAAATTGGAGGAGGAGCCTATGGAAAAGTTTTTAAAGTTTGTATAGATGAAATATGTAATTATGAATTTGTGCTCAAAGAAATTCAATATAGTGATGACAAAAGCTATTTAGGTAATGGAAATCCTTATAGATCTGAAAATGTCGAGGTCAGAATTTTTAAATTATTAAATGAATTAGTAGTGAATGGATTAACACCTCATATTCCTTTATATATGGGAGATTTTAATTGTACCATAATGAATAAGGAATATAAATATGTAATGGTGGAAAAAGCTGATGGTAATTTATTACAACCTAATTTGCTGAATAACGATGAAATACTTAGAAACATTTTATTTCAAATTCTATATACTTTAAAAATAATTCATAAACATTATCCAGCTTTCATTCATAACGATTTGAAACCCAGTAACGTTTTAATTTTTAATCCATCAACAGATGATAATAACAAATACTATAAATACATATTAGATGATAAAGTGTATTATTTACCCAACAGTTACAGAGCTACAATTTGGGATTTTGGGATATCGTCTATCATCTGCGAAAAATGTGATAATGCTTTAGTTGAAGATTTAATTGCTGGTCAGTCTATTGGAGTTCAAACCGAACAAAATCAGTATAAAGATATATTCAAATTATTTTATGAATTATCAGAAAAATATCTTGGTATAGAAAGTGAAAAATTTGTTGAGAAATTCATATATAGAGCTAGTCAAATGGATAGCTATGGAAATTTATTACCTAATATCGAACCTTTTAGTATAGATCAAATGTTGAATGATCCATTTTTTGACTCTTTTAGAATTCCTGTGACTGAGGATCAAATTATTGAAACTTATCAAGATAAACCAGTTCTCAAAAAGGTCATAACTGTGATAACATCAGAACCTCCTTTTGAATGCAGTTCGTATGAAGATAACCAAATGGTCTATTTCGAATATAGAAACTCTCAACACAATGATTTAGATAGAACTTCATGTTATAAAACATCTGATGATGATATTCTAGATGTTAATCATCCTGATTTAATGATAATAATCTCTAAAACATATGTTTCTGACAATATAATGGATTTTGGATTAAAAAGAATTAAAGATTTTGATAAGATATCGGATGATGATAGAAAAAGAATTGTCGACTTATATTATGATCTGATGGTCAGATTTATAAAACATACTTATGTTCCATATGTAAACGAAATATTATCAGATGTATTGAAGCTAGTAATTCTAAATAAATCTGTATTTCTAATTACAAAAATTCATCATCCTATTACTTTAAAACATACTTTTAAATACATCGATTATACTATCCAATTCAACCAATTCTTATGTTATGGTTATTAACTCTGATTTAGCTAAGTTCTTTTTCAAATTTAAGAAAAAAACTAAGAAGGTTAGTAGTCACAACCCTATTTTTACCAATAATGGAACAAAATATTAATAATATTCCATTATTGATATTTTGAATGAATTTAACTTTTTAAGGATTTTTCTGTTTGATAAATCTAATAGAAAACTAATTAACTCTTGATAATTCTAATAGAAACTAATTAACTCTTGATAATTCTTCTCCAAGGAAAATCTAAGAAGGTTAGTAGTCACAAATACAATTTTTCTCATTTCTATTAATAAAATTAATAACAAAATATTATCAATATTTTGTTTGATTTGAACTTTTCGAGGATTTTTCTTATTTAAAAATAATTTAAAAATAATTTCCTCTGATATAAATGCTGATGAATAACGAAACAGAGAATTTAGTTTGGTCAAACCAAGGATTCAATTTCCCTGGAATGGTTAGGGTAAGAATTCCAAGAGATGGATCATGTTTTTTTCATGCTATTACTAGAGCTTATTTTAAACCTTATATTACAGGAATCATAGATGGAAAATCTTTTAATAGAAAAGAATTCATTAGAGGTTTGAGAAAGTCCCTCTCAATTAAGTTAAGTAAGGTTAATTCTGAAACTGGGTTAAGATATTATGACAGTTTATCTAGAGGTAAGTTAGAAGACTTTGCAAAATCTGTACCTCAATATTCATTAGAAGAAATGCAAAAAGAGTTGGATTCTAACCGAGCAGTAGATAATGTTTACAATGAATTTATTTCTAATGAAATAGATAAAGATATTTACATTTTAGATATGGTTTCTAAAGATGTTTATATAACAGGAAATGATTTTGATATATTATATAAAGGAAGAAAATCTATTGTTTTGTTATATTTACCTGGGCATTATGAATTGATAGGAATTGAGACAAGAAAAGGTGTTAAAACTTTATTTTCTCCTGATCATGAGTTTATTAGGGCTATTCGAGATAGAATGAATTTAAAACTTATACAGTTCAAATAATAAATTAAAGAATTATAGAAAAATTATAAAGTCCTGAAATATGAATACAAAACAATGGAAAGTACATCATCTGGAACAGAACCAATAGTAATTCCATCAGTTACTAAAATACCATTACCCATTCAAACACCAGTTCTTTCATCTGCCTTGGTACAAAGTGACCCAACAGTCTCAGTATCTAAAATTAGCGTCGATAATGAGGCAAATTTCTTCGCCGCATTTACGGATGGTTCAAGTCTCAGATCAAGTGTGGAATTTTTACGCCTCAATTCCCTGGAGGGAGTTTTCAGGTTCACTAAGGATAAAATTTTGTATGAACAGGGAAATTCAGATAATACTCTTTTAAATGTTATCGAATTAAAAACATACGAATTGACAGATTATTCCTTTGTTTCTAAAAGTGATGAAATCGTTGTCGGGGTAAATTTGACGGATTTAAGAAATATTACTCGTAATGTGGGTAAAAAAGATTCGGTAGAAATGTATATGTTACCTAATGAGCCTAAAAATCTATATGTTAGAATTAGATCTCAAACTGAAAAAGGCTCCGAATCCAATCTATATTTGTTACCGATTACTAATTCAAGTTACACAGTATACAAATTACCAGAGTTTCAAAGAAGTAAACGTGATCCAACTTGTACAGTTTATCAAAGTGATTTTTCTAAATTATGCAAAAGTCTCATTGCTATCAAGAGTTCATATGTTGCTATTCACGGATTTAAAAAGGGTATAATTGTTAAAGGAATTCTGAACACCGGGGCAATAGGATCAGTTAAAGAATTTGGCAAATGTAACGTAACTCCTGTGCAAACTAATCTAAAAAGTATATCTATGGATGGTACAAATATTATTAGATCTAAAGTTGCACCACCAAAACTTTCTGTTGGTGAGGCAGGTGAGATAGAGAGGTATAAAATAGATATAGATATTATTAAATGTCTGGTCAAAATGAATTCATTATCACCTACAGCCAATATCAAATTTTACATTGAGAAAAATCTACCTCTTAAACTTACTTGTCCTATAGGTAATATGGGTAAAATTTCGGTATATATTAATTAAGTAAGCTCTCTTATTTTATCATATTAATAAAATTAATATGATTATTCACCGTTAATATGGTTCTCATAATGATCTTTTGATGATATAAATATTCTTGTAGGATTTTCATAATTCTTAATAACTTCTGTCAACTTAACCAACCAATTGTTTTTATCTTTTAAAACATCTTCTTGAAATATTCTTATAACGGTATATCCATTTTCGTTAGCTTTGTTCATTTTATAGATATCTCGAGATAATGTCTCTTCTGGTGGTTTCCAAATACTTACTTGTTCAAAATGTTGTCTTCCATCTAACTCTACAATAATTTTGTAATCGGATAATTCGAAATCAAAAGGTAAATGTCTATCAGTTTCATCGTTTTTGCACCAATCGTATTTGGGTTGATACTTCACTTCGTATTTTTCAGTTAATACTTTTAATAATTTCTTTTCAGTTGCGTGACCGCAATATGAACACCAACTTCCAATACTTATTTCGATTAAACTTTTATCGAATTCGTGTCCTTCGTCACATTTGAACCAATATCTCTTCTGTGATTTTTTAAATAATTCTCTAGGAGTTTTAATATTCTTTTCGGACCAGTTAGAAGCTTTAACAGATGATGCGAAAGATTTATTAAAACATAAAACACAGTCATTATTTGCGCATAATTTTTGATTAGCACAGTACGAACACCAACCACCCCTAGAAATATGTTCTAATATAGTTTCAAATTCATGACCACATTCACAATTAAACCAGAATTTAAAATTGGAATTAGTAAATATACCTCTAGGAGAAGCATCATTTCTCTCTGACCAATATTTAACCTTTTCATGAGCAGCAAAAGATTTTTCAAAACATGAAGTACAATTTTCATTCATACATAATTTTTTATTAGAACAATACGGGCAATTTCTTCCTTTTTTAATATTTGAAAGATTACAATCGTATTCGTGAGAGCATTTTTCACATTTAAACCAGTATTTTGTATCACTGCTCCCAAAAACTTCTCGAGGCGTTTTAGTATTTCTCTCTGACCAACATTTAGCTTTTTCATGAGATGCAAAAGATTTATTAAAACACGAAATGCAATTTTCATCCTGACATAATTTTTGACTAGCGCAGTACGAACATCCTTTATTGCTAGAAAAATCGCATAGCATTATATAAAATTCGTGATAACATTTATCACAATTAAACCAATATTTGTCATTAGAATTCAAAAATACTTCTCTGGGGGATTTATCGTTTTTAATAGACCAACTGCTCACTTTAGATGATGACGCGAATGATCTTTTAAAGCATGCATCACATTTATTATTGTCACATAATTTCATACTATTACAGTACTGACATTGACCTTTACCTTTATAAAAACGAATAACTGTTGTATAAGTTTCATGTGAACAATTTTGACAAATAAACCAATATTTCTTATTAGAATTTTTATATACTTCTCGAGGAGATTTCTCATTTTTATTTGACCAACATTTTACTTTTTCCGACGATGCGAAAGATTTATTATAGCAGTAATTACAATCATATTTACATAGAGCCTGTTTGGTAATATTACATTTAGGATGTTTCGTGAACTCTTGTTTTGGTTGTTGAATTATTTGAATCATAGGTTTCAACGAATTAGGATTAATTATTTTAGGCGGAACAATCTGAATAACAGGAGATTTTACTGGTTGAACAGGTCGTATGATTTCCAATTTAGCACGCATTTTAATTTCGATCAAACAATTATCGTATAAATCATTTTTATAGTATTCGAAATAATTGATTCAAAAATTCATCTTTTATATTTTAAATAATAACTACAATGGACAACAGACAAAAAGTATTAAATAGTATAGATCAAGAATTTGAAATCTACGTTCAAGATCTTGAACTTCTAGCTAGGAGAAAACGTGAACTGACCAAAGATTTAGATCTTCAAATGAATAATATTATGAAAAGAATGGATGAACTTAAATCGGAAAGACAAAGAACATTTTTAGAACTTTATCCCACTTTATATGTAATTCGTGGAAAAGCGGAAGCTCGAAGAAATGCATATTTGATTTATGTTGATTATGAACAAATCCTTGCCTGTTTTACAACTGAAGCAGTGGCGAAAGAGGTTCTTGGTAACAAAAATAAAGAAAGTGGTTCTCATCATGACTTTAAATATTCTATTAAAGTTGAAGCAACCGTTAATATTCCAAAGAATATTTTAGAAAATTTAAACAAACCGCCGCAACGATGGTTAGGTTGGTCGCCTTAATATTTTTATTAAATCAATAATATTTATGTATAAATATTATTATTTCAAATCTTGTATCTTATTCTTTAATTTTTCCATTTCTTTTTTTACTTGTTGTGTTCTAAGAGTTCTTGCTTCTACAAATTTTTGAAATTTTTCTAACTCTTCTTCTGTAGCGTTTTCGAAATCAAAATTTTGAACATACATCAGGTCTTTCATCATCTGATCTCCCTCCTTCTTCATGGTATCAAGTACTTTGTCCATTTTTATTGATTTTCTAATTCTTTATTAAGATTATCAATTTGTAAGTGATTCGAACATTTTTCTAAGTAAATCATGTAATTCTTCTTCATCGAATGCATCAAAATTAAACATAAATGGTGAATTAACTATTAATTTCACCATTTCAGGTAGAATTAACCTTTTAATCTCGTCATCTTCCAGAAAAACTGTATCTTCACTCGCCATTTCCTGTAATGTAGATAAAATTTGTTTTTCATAACACTCATTAAATCCAGAAGCTACTGGATCGACAATTATATCATAGTTCAAACCATAAGATTCGAGTTTTACTCTCCAAGGATTATTTCTAGGATCATGTTTGACTTTGGCAGTAATACAATTAATATCAAAAGTCCAATCATTAATTTCAAAATCATCCAACCAATCTTTTCTAAGATGTGAATATATAAAATCATGAGAACCAGTTAACCTTCTAACATGTGATTCAATCCAGAATATTATATTTGTTAATGATGTTAAAAATACCTCTTCGCGTATATCTTGTTTACCGTTCGATCCTTCAAGTAAACATACAGATAATTCTTTACCTATTTTAAGCTTAGTATCAGAAGTAAATGGAATTCTGGAGTTAAAATCTTTAAACAAATAGTTATGAGACTCATCTAACCATTCTTCAGCGTTCTCATCGAGAGGACATTCGTAAATACCACTTAAATCTCCAGCATCGACAGCAACATACATGAACATTTTAATTATTTTTAAATTAAAAAAATAATTATTCAGTTTTTATATCAATAAAATTAATATGATCATTACAATTAAATATTTCTGATAATCTTTTATATCTATTTTCTAATAACGATTTCATCATAAATTCTATTTCGTTTGGTTCATTTTCTTTATCTAAATATTTTAATTCATTTAATGTTTTGTTCAAATCATAATGTTTAAGAAATTCGGTTAGATGACAAAGTAAATTAAATTTAAATTTTTCATTCGACGTCCAATTTCTAGAAATCTTAAAAGAATCTAAAAAAGAAAATATTCCTATTTTCTTACTCTTTAATATACTTTGAAATCTCATTATATCCATTATATCCATTATATTACCAAGACCGGTGAAATCATAAATAATAATATATTCTATATCATCATCTTTATTAACAATAATGCATTTCTTCAGTTGTATTATTTTATGGTTTTGATACATATTTATTATAATAAATATGTGACTTTAAACATTTCAAAAGTTCTAAATATATTTTAAAGTTATAAAATATATGGAAAAATGGGCAACAAGCGCAAAAACATCAGTGTTACAAAACAGCAAATAGCCAATTACTGGAAAGATAACATAGATAAATTCGATATAGATATCAAACCGAGTTGGAACGATGCAACCACTCATTGCTGGATTTGTGGTTATGAATCATCCCTAGAGAGATGTCATATAATTCCAGATGCATTAGGAGGTCAACCTGTAGTATCTAATTTAATATTATTATGTAAATCATGCCATTCTAGTAATCCTGAAACAGTGTTTGAAGACGACTATTGGAATTGGTTTGATTCGAGAGTCAGAGATATTACATCCGGTATGAATTTAGGAGGGTTAGATAAACATATTCGTGAATATCGTAATATTTATAGTGGTAACTTAATTAAGGATGTAGAATTTTACGAACGTTTACTCGGAATAAAATCTAATGAATTTGCTGATAAATTTTCAGAATATTATCATTTGAATAGCGGGATCTTGTTTATGTTTGAAACTCCGGCGACATTGGCTATAGCATTTAGAAAATTTTTAGATATGGGCGAAACTTTTAGTGATGATGAAAATAATAACATCTTTGAAGAAAATCAAATATTGATAAATGCCTGATGTTATATTCTTTGGAACAACAGGCATTTATCAATAGGAGAGACTCTGTAATATTTTAGAAACACGTCAAAAAGAGGTAAAATATATAGAAAATGGGAAGATTGGTCTTGAAACGTGATGTAACAAACATTCATCCAGAATTAAAAGTAGGTGTCGAAGGGGAATTTAAATATATGTCAAGAGGATCCGATGCCTTATGGAATGTTTATTTCCCAAGTATTAAAAAGACTTTTGAACTCTATAGTTCCAATTTTGAAACAATATATTCGGAAGAAGAAATAAGAGAACATTATGAAGAGTTTATCGATACACTAAGAAACGCTACTGAGATAACTTACTATCATGGACCTAGAGGTGGGAATAAACGTTTATCCTATAGTTATTACGATTCGAAAAATGTAGGATATTCTACCTCTACCGGAGATAGTAAGAAGGTAACATGGGCTCTAGATTTTCTAATTAAAAATAATATCCCCTTTGAAGAAGAAACACTACCTACTAAAAATAATTAAATATTGCTTAATTAAGTATTATCGGCCATCTAACATCTTTAATGTTATTACCAATTAATCCTCCTTTGTATTTATTTTCGTTATCTAGTATCGTTTGAATGCTAGATGAGTACCATATATCATTTCCCCTCGATGTTTTTATCTTACTTTCTGTTAAGATTTTAGCTATCTTGTTCATAGATATTTTTTTGGTATGAGAATCAAATATAAATTTTACAATATTTGCTTTATCTGGGTCTATTTCTATGTCCTTTTCTTTTCTCACATAACCATATGGTAATTTTCCACCTATATCTCCGTGACTAGCAGCTTTAACATCTCTACCCATTTTCAATCTATCTTTAATAGTTTTTAAATCAGCTTGTGCTATAGCTGTATAGAACGCCATCTTAATTTTACCTACATCTGTGGAAGTATCTATTTCTTGTTTACAAACAATAACATCAATAGAATGAGATTGAATAATTTTTATTATTTCCAGAGTAACGAACATTTCACGGGAAATACGATCAAATGAATATACTATTAAACATTGAAATTTATTATTCTGAATATCTTCCATCATTTTTTTCATGTTCTTTCTTTTATACCATTCTGTAGTTCCTGATATTTGGTCAGAATAAGTTTCAAATATTTCTAAATTTTTCAACTCGCAATAACCACGGCATATTTCCTCCTGTTCTTTGAGACCCAAACCTTCTTTTTGTTTTTTAGTGGATATACGTAAATATATTGCAGCTTTTTTCCTATTATGTATTTGTAATAAAGATCTCATATTTTTAAATAATCAGACTAAAACTTTAGGCCAATATACAAAATTTTCATTATCGTTTATTAATTCTGTACCATTATACTTATTTTTATTATTTATAATTCTTAAAATAGTAGAAGAATGCCATTTGCCTTTGTTACGAGATGTTTCTATATTTTGATTATTTAGAGCTTCAGCTATTTTATTCATAGAAAGCCCTTTATCTATATTATTGAATATAAATTTAACTATAGAAATTTTATCCTGATCCAAACAAATTTGTTTATTAATTCTAACGTAACCATAGGGCAATTTTCTTCCTATATGACCATTCTTTTTTCGTTTATTTTCTAAACCCGTTTTTAATCTCCTTTTTATCATTTCTAATTCATAACTGTTCATCGATGCAAATATACCCAAAAATAACATTCCTTCTATTGTGGAAGAATCTATTCCATCTTCTATAAAAATTTGTGTTATATTTAGCTTCTTCAAATTTTCTATCATCGATATGACATCGCCGTTATTTCTTCCCAATCTATCTAATTTATAACAAACTAATATATTAAATTTTCCATTTATCGCATCGTCAAGTAATTTTTTGAATTCACTTCTATCAGAACAATTCATGGTACCGGAAATTGCTTTATCTTGATAAATTTCATGGATTTCATACTTTTTAATATTACAATATTTGGTGCACAAATTAACCTGTCCCTCAAGACCTAAACCATCGTTGAGTTGAGACAATGTGGATATTCTGCAGTAGATTGCGGCTTTATTAATTTTAGGAACATCTGATTTTTCGTTTCTCGACTTTTCCATTTTTATTGTATAATTAAAAATTAAAAATTATAAAAATTTTTAATTATATATTTGTTTTATTCGTTCTTCAAATCTAAAATGATACAAATTATTTTTGTTGCGGATGTGACAAGTTGCCGTACGAGAATTTACTCGAGATAAATTAAAATTTTTATATAATAAATAGGTAATATATAAATTGTATATGTAAAAATTTTATATATTAAATTAATATGAAAATAATTGATTTAATTGTATTTTTCTAATCCAAATTAAATAAATTTAGTTGTTATATAAATTATGGATATTTTTTAAAAATTCATAATTTTGTGGAATAAATTCATAGCTTTAGAATAATATTTTCTTGTAAAAATAGAAAGTTCTAAAGAAATAAATTCTATTAAAAAGCGATGGAAACAAGAAAAACAGCAGCAATATACATCAAACCAACGAATACCGAAGAAACAACAACACAGGTAGAAAAATGTAAAGAATATATTCAGAAGAATAATTATATAGAATATAAACAAATTTACGAAGATAGTGATTCATCGTTATTTACAGAATATGATAAATTAGTTTCGAGCGTGAAGGATAATAATATTGATGTTATTATAATCAGTTCACTTAATATTTTGAATAAAAGAAGAAAATGGAATATCTTGCACAATAATGTACCTATTGAACCATCAGATTATGATCTAAATCCTGAATCTCATAAAGGATTTTACCTAGCTTTGATGAAAGCGGAAGAAGATTTTATCAATAAAAGAAATTGTCAAGATAATGTACTTATTAAACCGTCAGATTCTGAACCAATTCCTGATTCTCCTAGGGAAATGTTCCAAACTTTTATGAAAGCGGAAGAAGATTTTATCAACAAAAGAAATTGTCAAGATAATGTTGTATAATTTTTATTATTTTCAAATAAAGACTTTTATTATTTTTGAAAATAATAAAAAGGATTAAATATCAGGTGAAATATCAAAAGGAAGATCGGTTTCGGAAACTGGAATCAACCCAGCGAAAATAGGTCTATCATTATCATCAGTTAAAGAATCAACTCGTACTTCTATGTTTTTATTATTCACAGCGATTACCAGAACCATACCTAGAGATAGATATGAAAAAGCATTAATAGTGGATGGTAATTTGATAATTAAATCTTTTAAAACTTTGTTCAAATCCTCTTGGGTTCCATAAAAAGTAAATTTAACATGAGAGATAGTAGGTAAAGAATTACACAGTTGTAAAAATGCTAGATCAGAACCTGTTAAATTCAAAATCAAAGATATTAAAGGGCTAACATAAACGTCTAAATCACTACCAGCATGTGGAAAAGCGATCTTAGCAAAAGCCTTAAAACCTTTATTAGTTTTTAATTCTATTACAGGTCTGTTATTGGATAGGAAAATATCATTGTATAATTTTTCAGATACTGAAATGGAAGCTGAATATTGAGAAGTTCCGTCTTCTAAGTTCATAATACCTAGATCGGGATCAACAATTAAATTGTGCAGCTTACGACCAAAAATATTATCACTCACCAAACAACCAGGTAATTTATTTTCTAGTGCTTCTAAATTTTTCTGCGATTGCGAGCGGCGCACTTTTACTTTTGTTTCATCAGATATTTTTTTGGTTAAATTCTTACTTTGCTCCTCTTTAGCTAGAATACTATTTGCATATGCTGTAATAGGAACTTTGACCCCTAAATCTTTTTCCATAGCTTTTTCCAATAACAAAGTACAAAGTTCTCTAGGTTTCATACTTAATTTAGTTTTAATTTTCAAACTTTCCAAGTAATCAACTACAATTTCTTCCTCATCATCATTTAAATCTTTCAAAGACCTAGTAATTAACATAGCGCATAACTCTTTGGCATTTCGAGAAGTCATTATCTTTTTTTCCCTTGTATTATTTTTGTTTTTCAAAAATAATAAATTGAAGTATTGTGTGGAAATATTTCGCTGAAAATTAGAAATAAGTAATAGGAAGTTTCAAACCAGGAGGTATTATAACACTTTTATCTAGATGTAAGTCTTGTAAATTACTTAACTTACCTATTTCAGGAGGTAAGATTTTTATTTGATTATTATCTAGAAACAAATATTGTAAATTACTTAAATTACCTATTTCAGGAGGTAAGATTTTTATTTGATTATAATCTAAAGATAATGTTTGTAACTGAGTTAACTTACCTATTTCAGGAGGTAAGATTTTTATTTGATTTTTATACAAAAATAATGTTCGCAACTTACTTAAATTGCCTATTTCAAGAGGTAATGTTGTTATTTGATTACTAGATAAAGATAATGTTTGTAAATTACTTAACTTACCTATTTCAGGAGGTAATGTTGTTATTTGATTATCAAATGAATATAATGTTTGTAAATTACTTAACTTACCTATTTCAGGAGGTAATGATGTTAATGCTTTCGTAGATAGATTTAATTTAGTTTCCTTATAAAGTTCATAAATAGTTCCTTCATATCTGAATTCTTTCTTAAGTTTAGTTAGAGCTATTAATAATTCATAAGCTTTTCTTCCTCTTTGATTAAAATGAGATTTATAATCAGGAAACTCTTTCACCAATTTAAAATTCCAAATAGCTTCACCTTGACAGATTAGACGATTAATTCTAGGATCAGAGTTACAAAAACTTAATAGATTATCCAGATCCAACATTGTTGCAATATTAAACAAAACATCTTTGGTTAATAAATCCATTTTTATTATTTAGAAAATAATAAAATTAATCAATTCTAATTTATTAATAACTTACTAACCAAAGAAATCTTCATAAAGAAGAATATTAGGAGGAACATTTAAAAAGACTTCATACCAATCATGAACATTTCCTTTCATATTTGGGCAGTTTTCTAACAAAGAAGTCTCAAATTTTTGTATAGTAAATTTTAAATAATTACCTCTTTGATGTTCATAAGGTAATTCTTGTCTAATTCTATTCACGCAATCTTGAGCACTATGAAAATTTCCGAAACAAACTTCACAAGCAGCCCACATTGCTCTTTGCCAATGTGTAAGTCTAGTCAGATCGATATATTGATAAAGTTGGTCCTCATTATGATGGTAATGAAAAATCAAATAATATCTGCAAAGATCAAAGAAATATTTCTCTTTTTTCATTTGTAATTTTTGATAAAAATTTCTAATATATTTTATTTCCGCATCTTTATATCCCTGTGTTAATAAAACAGAAGGGTTGGATGATGATAATACTATTACACAGAGATTTGATAAAGAATTCATACTTATTTTTGTTTAATTCAAACAAAAATAAATCAATTTTTAATTAAGTGGAACCATGAATGTTGCTATACTTATTCTTCCTTCAGTAGTTCCATCTTTTGGTACACCATGAATAGAAGATCCAAAAATAATACCTGATCCATTTGTCATGTTATAATGTTTATTTCCAACGTCCAATCTTCTAGTTTGCCCTAAAGATACTACTAATTGATGAGTACCTTTATGACTATGATTTGGTGTCCACATTTCACCATTTTCATAATTATTCAAATAAATACCTAATATGGCATAGTTTGTATTACTAAGCTGTTTAAGAGCATCTACGATTGCTTTGTCTACTTCAGGAATATCTCCAAAATTCAAAGGTTTAGCTTTTCTAGTATAACCTTTCTTAGATCTAATACCATCCTCCCATTTAATATTATATTTAAGATGGTAATACAAAGATTCAGCTCTGTCAGTATTCAGAACATTTTCCTTATAATTAGTATAGCACTTCATGATTATTTTTGTTTTATTTAAACAAAAATAAATCAATTTTTAGTATTTTTTAACCTTATCAACGAATTCGTTGTTAATAAAATCTTTACAACATCTAGCGAATGAACGGCAATCAACACAAAGTTTATCTTGTCCACATTCGTCACATTTGATATTTACATCAATAACACTATGAATGTAACATTTTCGACCTCCGCAAACAGAACAATCATATTTCTGCATTTCTGATTCAGGACGCGGCGGGCGAGCACCGCATTCATAACAATTATATAAGCGAGTTTCGGTTGTAGATTCCATGATTTTTATTTAAACAAAACAAAAAATAAATAAATCAATTTTAAAAATGGATTGTTCGAATGTCGCATCCCCAAATTATAGAATGTTATGCGAAATATTAGCAGCACCTGTTAGTTATGATCATAAAAATCCAGCAACTTTCACTGGTCTTCCTGCTACTGATATTTTAATTCTACAAAATTTACCTGATAAAGATCTTACTAGTGTTTGTGCTGTAAACACTTACTTACATAATTTATGCGATAATGAAAGTTTTTGGCTAAATCGAGTTTTACATAGATTCGCAGTATTAGGTTCGGGTGTAGAAATTCGAGAAAAATATATACCTGATGGTGTAACTTGGAAAGATTATTACCTCTGGCTGTCAGGACTTTTAGATAGTCCTATTGAAATGGTTAGAAATTTAGCTTTTATTCATAACAGAGAAGATTTGAAAATTTTACTAGGATTGGAAACCAAACAGCTGGGAGGATTTACAGTACCAGTCTATATTGATGATAATCTAAGAGGATTTTTAGCAGAAGGTAACTTTGGTCTATCTGATCCGGGAAATCCAAATTCGCCTCCACTCAAAGATTTTATTTCTGCTATTAGAACCGGAGTTACCAATAGAGCTATATTAACTCCTTTGTTTATTATTTATGTTCACATAAATAATTTACAAGATAAAGTTAATAAACAATTTATTCGTCCTGATGCTTTAATGGTTAAATGGTTTGGTCCTATTTTTGATAAATTTCCTGATAAATTTCCTAGAAGTGGATTTAAATATTCAAGTTTTCAAACCATAGCTGCTAATAGCATAATTAAAAGAGAATTATTAACTCCTGAACAACGAAAAAATGCTGATTTTCAAGTAATAAGACTAAAAACCGAACTTGATTTATTTACAAAGGTTATAAAATATTACAGAGAACATAAGAATATTTAACTTCGTTAATTAGAACATAATTTCTTTTTATTAATAATTTTTATTAATAAAATAAAAAAGAAAAATGGATACCGATGATCAAATACAAACTGTTTATTTAATGCTCTTTCCTTATGCCACGTATAATTATGATCGAGCTTTAGCATGTGCTGCCATTAATAGAGAATTTAAAAATTTATGTAGAAGTAACATGAGACATGTTTTACTTATAATTGGTAGGTACTTAAGTCAGAAATTTACTCCTGATACTCCGACTAATAAAATATGTGAAACACTTCAGAACGAAATATTTTCATTATGTCTTTCTGAAGAGATGACTGATGAAGAAAGAGCTAAATTTATTTTATCTACTAAAACTGGGATAGTTCAACCATTAACACAAAAACAAATATCATGCGAATATTTACGCGGTGATAGTTGGATTCCGTTGGAATTATTAAATGATTTAAACTACGATCCAATAAGAAAAAGTCTAATTACTTATAATATTTATAAAGATAATTCTAATGTTAATGTTTATGAAATGATTCGAATAAATTATGGTTCTGAAATTGCAAATATGATGAAAGAAGGTAAATTTACAGAATTATTTAATAAAAGTCTAGAATCGGCTAAAATAAATGTTACAAATGTTTATAAAGATAAAAGATATATAGATTTTTTAAATGATATCATAGATAGAATGTCAAAAGGTGAATTGAGTGTATTTGCCACATGGGATGATGTTTGTAATTGATTTTTAATTAAATTTTAACCGAGGAAATTAAAACAATGTCAAGAGTTGAATCATTAGAAAAATTAGAACAACTAGCTAGTATGAACAAACAAATTACACAAGATCTTACCAATTTTTCTCAAAGATTGAAAACAGAACTTAGAAAAGCTGCTCAAATCGAATATTTCAATAAATATGGAGAAAAGGACTGGGTTGTTCGTAAAAGATATATGAATCTAATCAAATCTCTTGCTTACCAATGGCCTTATTCAGATGATGCTCGAGGTTATGCTTTTGGACTTTTCAATTTTAACGAGGGAGGATCAATCGTTGAAACTATGACTGAATTCGTGAAACCTGAAAACATTCATCAATGTAAATTAAGTCCAAAAATTGTTGACGCTTTTCTTCTTTTGAAATATTTACCAGAGTTAAATCAAGATGTTGAAGGAACAGGTTTTTGTATTAGTCGAAAAGAAGAAGTTTGGAAAGAGTTTTCCGGGTTTGATTATGAAGGTTATAAGTTTCATATGACGGATGATGAGTAAATTGATTTTTAATTAAAATGAATTAAAAATATAAAAATGCGAAGCTTCTTGTTCTTATTTCCAATTCTGTTTTGTATATGTTTAGCGGTTACGCCATTAAAATCAGTAAACCTTTACTTTGGATATAATAAATATTTTAATTGGAAAAATACAAAAACTTGTAACTCAATGGGATCTGATACATATTTAACTTATCAAAACTGTACTTTTACAATTCTAGGAGAAGTAATTAGTATAAAAGGTTCAGATCTAACTCTAGTGTATGTTAATATGTATATGAAACATCCAAATAATTCTGACTCAAGAGATATTTATACATTTTTCTCTCGAAGCATGAATAATCCAAGAATAAATATAATAAATTCAGAATATCTTATCACAATAGATCCTCCGAAATTGTTTAAAGGTGGTAATGGAACAAATATTGTAATGGTTTCTCCGATATTGGGTTATGACTATTCAAATTAGTTTCATGAAAAATATTTAACAAAGTTAAATCAGAATAATAAATATTTGATATTATCAAATATTTTTAATATATAAAGAAAAAAAGAAATAATTATGGTAAAAAATACTTTCCTGAAGTTTTCTGTTCAGTATCTTTAACTGATCCTTTCTTGTTTATTCTAGGTCTCCAGTTATTATCGTCTCGCCTAAAAGTAATATTTAAATGTTTCAAAAATTTATTCATACCTTCTTCCAAATTCTGAGGAGAATTAGCTTCACAATCTTTAGATGGTACTCCTTCAAACAAAATTACTTTATCGGCTAAATAACTGGCTAAAATAAAATCGTGTTCTACAACAAATGCTGTTTTTCGATTGTGCATTACAAATCTTTTGATCATCTTACCTATTTCTAATCGATGTTCACAATCTAAATAAGCACTAGGTTCATCAATCAAATAAACGTCAGCTTCTTTACCCAAACACAAACAAAGTGCTACTCTCTGTAATTCACCTCCAGATAAAGAAGAAATCTCCAAATCCAATAAAGGGTCAATATCCAGAGGTTTATATACTTCTGTTTGAAATTGTGACTGTAAATATTTTGATTTTAATTTATTACTCAATAATTCTCTAACTGTTCCATTGAAATTTCTAGGAATGATTTGAGGTTTATAGGATATTTTCAGACTGTCAAAATGATTTAGTAACATTTTGATAAAAGTAGTCTTTCCTGTACCATTTTCACCTAAAAGAACAGTGATTTCAGATTGAGAGAAATTACCCTCTTTTACATTCAATTTAAAACCTTCTAATTCTTTCAACATAGAGGGATAGGTATAGTGCTTTTTCTTTTTATCTGTTTCCTCAGAATAATTAGAAAATTTGAAGCTAATTTCATAATCTCTAAATCTCATGTTTTCACTTGGAGAATAGCCATCTAGAAAAACATTAATTCCGTTAGTAGTTGACATGGGCAACGAAACAATTCCATAAGCACTAGGAATTCCATATAACATACATATGGTATCGCATAAATAATCTAATAGAGCTATATCATGTTCCACACATATTACATATTTTTTAGAATCATCCTCAACAATAGATCTAATTACTTCCGCTGCTCTAAGTCTTTGTTTAATATCTAAATATGATGAAGGTTCGTCAAACATATAACAATCAACATTTTGAAGAGACACCACAGCAATAGCAAATCTTTGCAATTCTCCTCCACTTAAAATGGAAATATTCTTGTCTAAAAGAGGTTCTAAATCAAGGGTTTTGATTATTTTCTCTAACATATTTCTTTCATTCTTAGATTCTAAGAATTTTCTCACGGTACCTTTAGTGAATTTAGGAATTATATCTACATATTGAGGTTTAACAGCAGTTTTAAAATTCTTTTTCATCAAAGCATCAAAATAATTTTGTAATTCAGTACCTTTAAAATAACTCATGATAAGATTAGAATTTGTTTCTGACTTGTTAAGATTTGGTTCTAATTTTCCAGCCAATATTTTTAAAGCTGTACTTTTTCCGGTTCCATTCTTTCCTATTAAACCTAAAACTTGTCCTTGTTTTGGAGCAGGCAATCTATGAAGTTTAAATCCATTTTGTCCATATCTGTGAATAGTTTCCTTATCTAGAGAAATAGGTAAATTAATAATTTTAATAGCATCAAAAGGACATTTTTTAGTACATATACCACATCCGTTACATAATTCTTCTGATATAGTAGCCGTTTTATCTTTTTTCGAAACAACGACACAGAGTTTTCCCATTTTAACGACAGGACACTCGGTCTTACATTGTCTTTCGCATTTCTTAGGTTTACACCTTTCCGAATTAATAACTGCTATTCTAAGTTTTTTATCCATAGTTGTTAGTTATTTTTAATTAAATAAAAGATTAATCATTTTTATTTTATTGAAAAAGCAAAATTCATTTAATTTATTAATGATATTTTATTATTAATAATTTTCTTTAAAATGTGAAAAATTACGTTTGTGACTACTAACCTTCTTTAATTTTTGACAGAGTATGAAGAAAAAGAGAAAAATTCTTGAAAAAGTAATTTTCATTAATAAAATTAATAATAAAATATTATTAATAATTTTGTTCAAAACTTGAAAAATTACATTTGTGAATACTAACCTTCTTCCATTTTTAATAGAATGTAAAAACTTGATCTAAACTAATAACTATTATTTAATAAAAAAATGTATCACCAAAAGAAACCTGCAAAATCTGAACAGCATTTTACTAATGTATTATTGGCTCATAATCCTCATAATATTCCGTTAGACAAAAGAAAATGGCCAGAAAGAATTAGGATAATATCAGTAGACCCGGGGTGTACACATTTTTCTCTGAATATTTCGGAAAGAAATATAAGACGAGATGAACCTATTATTACTTTATTACTCGATAAAGTAGGTTTGACTAAAGAAGAGCAAGAACCTGATAAAGACAATGTTACTAGAATTTTTACATTTATTCAAGATTTTCTAGATAAACATAGAGAATTATTTCTGACATGTCATATGGTACTGATTGAGAAACAATTACCAATCAACTACCGTGCTGTCAGAATGTCTCAACACGTTTTAACTTATTTTATGATATTGTTAAAAAATAAAGAACCAGAGTTACCAATGTTTTTAGAAGTAGCACCTACTTTAAAAGGAAGAGAATTAGGAGCTCCTAGTAATTTAAACGAAAGAGGATTAAAACAATGGGCTGTAGTGAAGGCTACTGAACTATTGACAATAAGAGAAGATAAAAAAGGATTAGAAATTTTGAACCGTAAGATAAAGGGGAAAAAAGAGAAAAAAGATGACTTGGCCGATACAATTATTATGGCTGAAAGTGTCTGTAGTCAATTCGGTTGGCCTTTGACTAAAACATTGTCCAAACCAGTTATACTTACTAATAATAAACCAGTTACTCTTAATATCATTAAACCACTACCAGAACAAACGAAACCAAATTTAATAATATTACAACCTAATACAATCATCAGAAACAGAGATTAAGAAAATACCTAAATTAACTATCATTACTAAATAAAAATTTAACTATCATTACTAAATAAAAATTTAACTATCATTACTAAATAAAATTTAAGTTAAATAAAAAATGATTAAAGAGTTTCTTTAACTATTAAAGGTAAAATGGGTAATCTCAATTCTAAAAGTGATATCGAAGAAGCGACTAGGAGATTATCTCAGATAGAGAAATTTAAACAATATCGTGCGAAATTCTTGTCTTTGGGTAAAGATGTATATTTTGATGAGGACGAATTAGTAGTAGAATCAATAGGTGATGGAATATACACTATTGATATATTTGAATTTGATTGGTTAGGATCAGATGTAGAAACGAAGATTTACAAAGAATTAGATATTTTATATGTAGAATATATTAAAGTGTTATTGGAAAGAGAAATAAGGAATTTTATTGAACAATCACTCTTAGAAGAAATCGAGTGGAGTGATTGGCTAAATAAATATTGCCATCCTACTTCATCTATCAATAGAATTTTCAAACCCTCTAAATCTTTTAAAATAGGCGCTGAAACTATTGGATATCCACCGTTTTACATTTGGTATTTAATGCTTCATAAATCAAGAAATGACTATTCTCTGAAGATTAATGGAAATACGGTTAAAATTATTAATGGGATTGAAATTGCTGTATTGGAAAATATAAACAGTCAATGGTTTTATGTTGATATTTCCGAAGAATGTATGAAGCATGTTAAAAAGTCATTCGAAGAGCAATTTATTTAAATAATTATTAAATTAATAATTATTTCTCATTTAATTTATTCTGTATATGTTGGACGTCTCGAAGCTCTTTCTCTTGGTTTGTTACCTCCAAATAAACCTCCTAGATTCGACATTATAGAATTAAAATCAAAACCTCCGCTAGATGCTGGAACATCAGGGACTGAATCTGGTGTTCCATCGGATAGTCCTGATGATAATTTCTCTCCTTTTCTAATTTGTTCACTAGGATCTTTTCTAGTCATGAAAGAATTAATCACTTGTTGCAATACATCTCCTATTCCTGGTCCTAAATATGAAGCAAACAATCTGATAACCAAGAATACTACTGCGTTGAAGAGAGATAGGAAGATAATTCTAGCTTCTACAGGCCAACTAGACCCTAAAGAACCGTAAGATTTTTCTCCTAGTTCTATTAACAATCTTTCATATTTATTCATCACTGCTAATTGATTAAAAGTATAACCACCTAAATTCAAACCTAGAATCTTAACACAAAATAATTCTATACAAGCGAATAATATTAATAAATAAACTTGATATGTTCCAACGCTATTGTCTATATGAATCTGATGAACGTATCTTTCATAATGTCTATGTTTAATTTCTAATCCGACAGTAGAATCAAAAACTGGAATATTAAATTCTGGATAAGCATTTCTTAGAATACCAAATTTAACATTAAAATCAGCGTGCCATTTAGCCTGTTCTACAGGAGGCATAGCCGCATAATTTGGCATAGGTATTTGAACTACATTCACTGGGACATTATTTGCTGGTCCATTTGGAACTCTGTTTTGAGTATTCTGATTTACGTTTCTGGATTGATTTGGAACTCTGTTTT